ACAAACACGCTTCCCGGCGCTGGTCGTAAACTCTTTTCTTGGTTTGACACACAAGGAAATAGATGGACCGCCGTAGGTACTAATAAAATTTTAGCTGTATGGTTTGAGGGAGAATTTCATGACATTACTCCTTTGGATTCATCCTTAGATCAATCAGGCGTAACAATAGATACAACTACAAGTTCCGCTACAGCTACTTTAAATTTTGGAAGCGCTCATAATTTAGAAGATGGTATGGTTATTCTGCTTGATTCTGTTACGATGCCTGGATCAGGCACAAGTATTACTGCAAGTGAATTAGAAGATAAAAAATTTGAAGTCCTTACAACACCTACTGGAACAACCGTTACTATCACACTACCTTCTACAGAAACAGGATCAGGATTAAGCGCTGGTGGATCAATGACGGTTAAACCTTATTATCGAATAGGAAGTTCTACTCAAACTTATGGCTATGGGTGGGGAACAAGCTCCTGGGGTAATGGAGGATGGGGGGATGCTTCAACATCAACACAAGTAATTTTACAACCCGGACAATGGCAATTAGATAATTTTGGAGCATTACTTTTAGCAACCATTAGAGGAGGAGCAACTTTTCAATGGGATCCAGAAAATGTTGACGTTCCTACTGCTGTTGCTACACGAGCCACGGTGGTAACTAACGCACCTACTGCATCAGAAACTATGATTGTATCAGAAAAAGATAGACATGTTATTTTATTTGGAACTGAAACAACCATAGGAACTGCAACTACTCAAGACAAAATGTTTATAAGATTTTCTGACCAAGAAGATAGAAATGATTGGGTTCCTACATCTACCAACACGGCTGGAACGATGAGATTATCTTCAGGTTCAGAAATAAGAGCAGCTATTCAAGGACGAGACTTTGTATTTGTTTTAACTGATAAAGCTGCTTATGTAATGCAGTTCGTAGGACCTCCTTTTACTTTCTCTGTCCGACAAGTAGGTACCAACTGTGGAGTCATAGGGCATAATGCAGTTGCGTTTGCTGATGGTAAAGTATTTTGGATGGGGGATGCCGGTGGTTTCTTTATGTTTGATGGTACTGTTAAAAATTTAACTTGTAATGTGGAGGATTATGTCTTTCAAGACCTTAACTATACCTCGGGTCAAGTTGTTGCAGCAGGTGTAAATAACTTGTTTAGTGAAATTACTTGGTTTTACCCTACTGAAAGTAGCTCAGTAATAGATAGATATGTTTCATTTAATTTTACTGAAAGTGGCTCAGTTCCAGGAGGAGTATGGACTACAGGAAGTTTAGCAAGAACCGGATGGGTAGACTCTGATGTGCAACCTAAACCGTATGCTATAGAATATTTATCTTCTACTCATACTTCTGATACCCCATTAGTTTATGGAAACACAGAAGGAATAACAAAAATGTATAAACATGAAACAGGAAATAATGCAGTTACTGCTACAGGTACTTCTACTGCTATTGCAGCCTATATACAATCAGGCGATTTTGATTTAGATGTAGATGGAGATGGAGAATATATAATGAAAATTAGAAGATTTATTCCTGATTTTAAAACTTTAACTGGCACTGCTAAAATTTCAATGAATCTTAAAGATTATCCAGCGGACAGTGAAACAGCTTCGGGATTAAGTCCCGTCTCTATTACTTCTGCTACTACTAAAGTAGACTTAAGAGCTAGAGCAAGATTAATTAATTTAAAAGTAGAGAACGACGGTAAGGATGAGACTTGGAGATTTGGAACTTTTAGAGCCGATATACAACCAGACGGGAGAAGATAATGGCTAAAGTAACTGTACAGTTTCAAGAACCTACAGAGGATTATGATCCATCTAATCAAAGACAAATTAAATTTAAAATGGAAGAACTTAAAACACAGCTTAATACATCATATCAAAGAACAATTGAAAATGATTCCCAAGCGTTTCAATGGTTTAATGTAACTTATGGCTAAGAAAAAAGGTTTGTACGGAGTTAGTACTTATGTTAAAAAAAGTAGAAAAAAAATTAAGAAGCACAAGAAACGCCTCAACAAACGCGCTACGTATAAGAAATATCGAGGACAAGGTAGATAATGGCAATACAATATAAAAACGCACGATTTAGTTTAACAGACACAGCTCAAACTACAGTTCTAACTTTAAGTGTAAGCTCAAGAGCCATCTTACAAAATATTCAAACTCAAAATGTAAGTTCTGGCACTACAACTGTTACGGCTCATATGTATGATTCAAGTGTGGGTAATACATCTGCAATTAGTACTATAAAATTAAGTACCATGACTACTCAAAATTTAGCTAAAGGGCCCTTAGTATTGGAAGAAAGCGATGCCTTGAAATTACAGGCAGGCACTGGTAGTGTAATAAAAGGAATGATCTCTTACGCATTATTAACAGGAGATCAAGGAACGGCATAATGGCAGACCCAATAAAAGTACCTGCAAAGGTCAAAGAAATAGTAAAGCATAAAAGAACCGGTAAGGTTTACGCTGATAAAGCAGAATTTGATGCTGATGTAGCTAATCCTGGTACAGATACTACTTCTGATGATTTTAGGCAGGACATTGAAATAACAGTTGCATCTTTGGAAGTATTTGGTAAAACCAATTAATGCAGCCCTACGGTGGAACCGAAATTCAATTAGATTATCTAAAAAAATATTGTTCCAATCATTGGGATTCCGTACAAATTACCACTTCGGTTCCAGAAAAAGAACCTCTTCATCCTGTTCGATCTAATATTCTATGGCTTAAAAATTCTTTTGATCAACCTAACATTGCTCCTTGGTTTTCTAATCCTAAAAACCACACAAAATATGATTGGTATGTATTTAATTCCCATTGGAATTATGAAAAATTTAGATATATGTTCAAATTAGAGTCTCCTAATTGTCTAGTTATTAAAAATGGTATTGATTATGATGAGCTTGTCATCAAGAAAAAGCAGGAAAAGAAGGATAAAATTAAATTAGTTTATTTCTCTACTCCATGGCGAGGACTAGAAGTTCTTCTTAATTCGATGGAACAATTAAAAGAGGATAAAAATATTACTTTAGATGTTTATTCCAGTACTCAAATTTATGGAGATGCTTTTAAAGAAGCTAATGATAAACTTTATCAGCCTTTATACGACAAATGTAAAGCCCTTCCTAATGTTAATTACATGGGTTATTGTAAGCATAAAGATTTATTAGCCAAACTTCATGAGTATGATGCAAATGTTTATCCTTCTATATGGGAAGAAACGTTTTGTATTTCTGCTATGGAATCACTAGCAGCGGGTCTAGTCTTATTGACCACGGACCTCGGCGCTATTCCTGAAACATGTGGAGAATTTCCTATCTATGTTCCTTATACTTCCGACTATAAAGCTTTAAGCGAAAGATTTACGGCAGGTATTCGAGGGGTTCATTCCATGTTTAAGAATGATATTAATGATATATTAGATTTTCAAAAAGCATATTATAAAAAATTCTATGATTGGAATGTTATAGGAATGTTTTGGAAACGATTTTTACTGGGAGCTTACCGTGAAAAAAGAACAACCATTAAAAAAAGAAACGAAATCTAGAATTAGCTTAATGGTAGCTACCCCGTGTTATGACACGGTGCAACTACACTACTGTAAAGCCATCTTGGATTTACAAAAAGAATGTCTATTGAATGGTTATCATATTACTTTTCAAATACTTAAAAGTAGTTTAGTTACTCAAGGACGTAATCTAGCTGTCTCTGCTTTTCTCAATTCTTCTTGCACTCATTTTTTATTTATTGATTCGGACATCTCCTTTAGTACTAGATCTATTTTTAGATTATTACATTCGGATCATGAGATAAGCTGTATTGCTTATCCGATGAAAACTATAAATCAAAACAAATTTAGAGAGGATCTAAAGCGTCGTCCGGATGATGATGTAGAAACAATGGGATTAACCTTTCCCATTCATGTTAAAGATCCTGATAATATTAAAATTAAAGATGGTTGGATAGAATTACATAGAGCACCAGCGGGATGTATGATGATACAACGTTCTGTATTTACGAAGTTAGTCAAGGAATACCCTAAACTTACCATTAAACAAGACCATGTTATAGATGGTAAGATGGTACGAAGACCTAATTTTTATAACTTTTTTGATACTTATTATAATCAAGAAGAAGAAACTTATTTAGGAGAAGACTTCTATTTCTGTAAATTATGGACTGATGTAGGTGGTAAAATACATGCCTTAGTCGATGAATATATTACCCATACCGGCGAGAAGTCTTATATAGGTAAATTAAAACATGAGCTAACTGTGGCATGATATTGATATGTGCCTCACTTATGGGTAAAATGGTAAATACAATAGATATTTATTATTATGGATCCATTAACATTAGCATTAGCTACATTCGGCATACAAAAACTTAGAGGAAAATCAACAGGAAGATCATTTAGAGATGCCTTCTTAGTAGGAGGTGGTTCTGCTGCTATTGGAGCAATGGGCGGTGCTGGCATGGGTATAGGGCAAGGCGCACCTTTGAGTGGAATAAAATCTTTGTGGGGAACACCAGGAGTTAACACAGCTACCATGCAAACTAAAGGAGCTACACCTATACCAGGAACGGGTATTAGAGGCTTTATACCAAAACTTGGACCTTGGTGGAATAAACAAAGCACTGGAGC